GGCGACGATTCTATTGTTTCAATAGGTTCTGAGATCATATCATGGTTTAACCAACACACAATTACACGACACATGCTTTCAACAGGACACACTTACACCGACGAAACCAAGACTGGAAACCCCCCGCCATACCGTAGCTTGTTGGACGTCACGTTTTTGAAACGTGGCTTCAAGAAAGTAGGGGGCGAGTGGCTTGCACCCCTCGCTCAAGAGACTCTCCAGGATATGGTCATGTGGATGCACGATACCATTACAGCTGAGGAAGCTGTTTTGCAAACAACTCGAATGGCAACATTTGAAGCATGTCTACATGGCAAAAGATATTTTGACTACTACACAACAAGCGTTAAGGAAGCTTGCAGGAGGAGTGGCGTCACTTATGGCGGCATGACGTACCAAGAGTGTCTCAACTTCATTGAGTACCAAGCACGTTCGGCCACATTTGATGATGCCTCGCTCCTGTCAATTTTCTTGACATAAATGTTCTAGTGCGAATCACTATGGGATAATATTTGTACATGAATATTCCCACATTGTGGACTTATTGTTCTTCGGAAGTCTGTAACTTCACAATGGACACGTGCCCTATTTAGGGTCAGGATACGTGGACAGCAGCCCTGTCAAAATCCTTATGTACTAGTTCTACATCGCCTGAGCAGACGATGTAACAGTAATAATATTGCTGTGGAATGAAACTACCTTGCTTAACAACATACCACAAACAACAAACACAACACCAACCAATACAATTACACCGAATTTGACTATGTCGAATGAAGGAGCTGTATTACAACAAAACGACCCAAGCATTGCCACCGCGAACACTCAACTGGATGAAAGCGTCACACACAATCTATTCGAAGTGCAGGACCAAGAACTAATAGAATCTCTCTCGCGGGATATTCTAGTAGCTAATGAAATTTGGACTCCATCCAATCTTGCCATGTCAACCACCATGACCGAATTAGAAATGACCTCAGACTTTAAACAACCAACGCTATTTGACTTGTCATTCCCAGAAGCTCTGTTTAAATCGGAATTCATTAAGAACAAATTGAAGAATATAGCTTATATACGTGCAGATGTAATAGCCACCTTGCGTGTACAAGCTACGCCCTTCCTTCAAGGCGTTCTGTGGATGTATCAAGTGCCCTATGCCAAAGGAACCTCCTTGCAACGTAGGGTGCTCAACGAGCATCTCCGATCACTAACCACCTTCCATGGGGTGCAGTTAAATTTGCAGTCTGATTCCAGATCGGCAGAACTACACTTACCATACGTAAACGAATTCCAGGTTATCAATCCCAATGACCTGGATGGACTTTCCGAACTGCGGGTTGCAGTTATCGCGCCTTTGGATGGAGAATCCGATGGTGTGAGAGCCTCATGCAGTATTTTTGCTCGTTTGACGAACATTAAACTGTATGGTATGGCTCCGTCCGAAGAGACCGAAGTATTTACCAAATTGGACATGAACATGTTCACGAATATTAGGACTCAAAGCGGTGAGGACGAACAAGCTACAAAAACCGGGATAGTTTCGCGTGTTTCCAACACTGTTGCTGATATTGCTGATGCAGTATCAGGTATTCCAACAATTGGAGCCATTGCTAAACCCATTTCCTGGATAGCTCGTGCCGCCGGTAAGGTTGCATCGTTTTTTGGCTTCTCCAAACCTATGGATCTGGAAAAGACAACAAACATATGCAACGTTCCCGCTAAAGGTTTCACCAATTGCGTTGGCATTGACTCTTCAGTCAGCCTTAGTATCCTTCCAGATAACGCAATTGATGCTACCAAAACCACCTTCAGTAGACAAGATGAGATGTCCATATCCTACCTAGCAGAGCGGGAGTATTGTTTGGATCGTTACGATTTCTCTCAAAATTCCGCTCATGGTGATGTGATAGCTACTATCCCAGTTCACCCAGCTGACGCTTACACCTATGGTGTTGAGCGTAATGGACGTACGTGTATATTTGGTGCACCCATCTCTCTCGTCTCTCAAATCGCCAAGTGGTGGCGAGGCCAAATGAAGCTGCGCCTTCATTTTGCCAAAACACAGTATCATCAAGGTCGTCTCTTGGTTCAGTACATGCCGTACGGATCGGGAGTACAGCCTATAGAATCTGTGTTTTCCCAGGTAATTGATTTGGCCCCCATCACTAGTGATGGGATTGAAATCAATTTTCCTACCATTATCCAAAATAAGTGGTTAAACTCTCTTAGTTTGGGTAAGAATGGTTACGAACATGGTGCCTCAGGTGGGGTTGTTGTCATATCCGTTTTGAACGAATTGATAGCTCCCCCTAATGTAGCGCCCGCTGTAGTGATCATGCCGTGGGTCTCTTGGTCTGACTTTGAGATCGCGGAACCAGGCACCGTGGCGAAAGTCGCGTCCTCACCCGCCTATCCTATCCCACCCATGGATCAAACTTACAATAGATACAATAAGGTTGCCAAAGGAACTCAGTTTACCTTAGGAGCACCTTCATATGTCAGTTTGGTCGGTGGCCAGATAGGATTTGGCGAAGCCGTTTGGATCCAAGCTCGTGATGGATCAAACGCCCAGTATGTCATAGGAGACTATCTTACTGGAGATAAAATCCGAGCAGCAACTGTGTTAATACCAGCCGGTGATTATACATACTCCTCCACATATGAATTGGACATTCTCGCGGATCTGATTTCATCAGAACCTGTAGATGGACTTGATCCATCGGAAGAAAAGATTTATAGATTACATGTCACAACAGGATCTCGCTTCCTAATGGCCTCAGAAGGCAAATGTAACATAACATCTCCAAATTCTATGAGTACAACAGCTACAATTGATTTCGTCCCTTTATTTGACTACGATCCTCCTAACACGAGAACTCAGATAAATACTCTCACATTGTCAGCTGGTGGACATGTATACACCGGATGGGAAGGGGAATTAATCAGCAATGTGTTATTAACCAATGTTGATTCAATTCACACACAGGCCGGCGAGGATCCTGCATTAGGTTACCAACAACAAGATCTGAGTGTGCGTGATACAACCATGGGCGAGATTGTTCCCAGTCTCCGCTTATTATCACGTAGATTCACCCTAGTTGGTCGCTACAACACAAGCAAGTTGGTATTGACAGGCATTACGTTCTGCACTGACACCTCTTTGAGGCAGTCAGTTGTTGACATAATGTCCTGGTTGTATCGATTTACTTCAGGATCTGTGAGGATGAAAGTGCTCGTGAATAATCCCGATACGTGTTATATAACATCTCTGTCTAACGACAAAATAGATAACACTGAAGGATTTTCCCCACTCGATGCAAATTCAGCCTCCCACATTCAGAATACAGGCTTAAACCCTATTCTGGAAGTGTCCCAACCCTTTTACTCCCCAGCTGAGAATCTAGCTTTAGATTCCCAGACGTTCGACAGCAG